CAGCTCAGCTCATTTGTGCAAAGCAATCCGTCTGTCACTCTTGCTGACGGCAGTGAAATCCAGCTGCGCTCGCTAAAGCCTGACAGTGCAGAGTTCATGGAGATCTTGCAGAAAGAACTGTATGGCGACCGCGTGCTGCAGCCGGCAGAGGCTCGCAAACTTACGCCGACCATTATCCAAGCGATTGCTGGGGCAAAGGGCACGCAAGCCAAGCAGCACATGGACTACCAGCTTGGCGAGATAAGAACACAGACCAACACTGTCATCAACACCACGCTTGCAGCGCTGCATGCTCCGGGCAGCACGATGACTGCCGCTGATGCAGCAGAGGAGCTGCAAGAAGCATTTGAAAGCATTGGCCCCAAAGGTATTCCCAACTTGTCGCTGGACAAGGTTGATGCACTGCGCAAAGACTTTGTATTTGATTACTTTGCTGCACTGAACAATTCGCCTAACAGGCCAAAGTCTTTTGACGATGCTTTGGCAATGATGGGCAACCTGATGGTTGGCCCTGTTGGCGATCGCAGGCGTGCTGACGGCAGCGTAAATGACAAGTTGCGCTACATCAACCAGATGGATGCGCAAGACTTGCAGACACTGCGTCGGCAGTGGAACGCTGCTACGTCGGCCGCAAAGACAGAAAAAGACAATCAGCGCGACCTGATGGCGCAGCAGATATTTAGCGACAAGTTGAAAGAGCTAAATGAAGTAGTTGTGTTTGGTGATGACGGCCTGCCAACTGATGAATCGCTTACTGCCTACGAAGAGTTAAAGGCAAAAATGAGCGGCGAGCTTTTTATGGAGCTAAGTGGCCAACCCTTGCTGCAGCAGCAAGTAATGAGCAAGTTCAACACCGCAACAACGCAAATACCAAAGCTATGGCGTGCAGACGCTCAAGTTGATTTCTTTACTGATTTAGAAAAAGATATTTCAACAATAATTGATGACCCTGCTGCGCGCGGCGTAGAAACTTTAGAAGTCAAAGTTCAGGCCGCAATAGATCAACGCCTTATCTCACCACAGACTGGTGGCACTTATCTGAAGCGCTTGCAGGCATTGCGCGAAGGTCGTTACAAGGAAGCAAGAGATGCAATGAGAAATCTAATACAAGAACGCCGCACACAATATGTTGCCGCAGGCGAAGGCGCCAACACAATTGGCGGTTCATCAACAGACAAAGAAGAGCAGCTGTTTGAGATACGAAAACCGGAAATTGCGCGAGACGGCATCAAAATGATGATGGAGCTGTATGAAAAAGGCGGCGCAGATGCACTAGCAACTTTTCCTCAAAAATTTGCTGACATGCTTGGCAGTGATGCTGCTGCGCAAAAGTACGGCCTAGCTGTAGAAAAAACTGATCCTGGCTTTGCGCAATATCAAAGCATTGACGCATTGCAGCAAGATTTTAACAAGCAAACTGACAGGCAACTGCAGGAGCATTTGCAGCAGGCAGCCGCCAGCCCGTTCCCGATATTTACAGAACAAGTTATCAGCGACATTGCTGACATGGCGGCAACTGGCCAACCATTGCCGCCTCACATTTCTGCAGCTGTCAGGGCTTATGGCGGCCTGCGCCCGTTTTTGCAGGAGGAAATGAAAAAGAACGAAATCAAGATTGACCAAGTACAAGCCATCCTCAATCAGCAGTTTCCAAGTGGCGCATACGACGTTGAACTGCAGGAACGCCCACAGCCACAGCAAGAAGTTTCGATGATTGATCGCATGCTCGGCATCGGCACTTACCTCGTCGGCTCTGTCTTGCCAGGCGCTCCTGCGCAAGCGGCGATCACGCCACCTCCGCCAATTATTGGAGACACCAGCCGCGCCCAGGCCATTAGGGCTGCAGCTGCGCGTGTTGGCATCCGTCCCGATGACCTGGCTGCTGCCATGTCTTACGAGACGATTGGCACCTTTGACCCTGCGATTACCAACCAGTTTGGCTACTCCGGCCTGATTCAATTCAGCCCTGACAACCAAAGGGCGTACGGCGTCAACGCAAACAGCACGTTTGAGGAGCAAGCGCAGGCCGCTGCCCAATACCTCATTGATCGTGGGGTGCGCCCTGGTGACGGCATGTCCCGCATCTACGCCGCAATCCTGATTGGCAACGCAGATGGACGTGGTCCTAACGGCGAGGACTACATGAACGCAAAAGACGCCAACGGCAACAGTGTCAACAGCGCACTAAAAGATTTGCTTCCTGGCGGTGGTCACTACCAA